TCTTGATGAAATGGAAAAAGAATTAGATAAAGAATATTTTGATCTTAAGGAAAAAGAATATAATTTATCAAAAGAGCTTTCAGACAAATACGGTGAAGGCGTATTAAATTTAGAAACCGGTGTTATTTCTTAATATTTTGAAGTTTATAAAGTATATTTATATATAGTTTATAAATCTAAAATTTAGGAGAATCATGGCAGAAAAAATAGTAAGTCCTGGGGTATTTACAAACGAGAGAGATCTATCGTTTTTACCCGCGGGCATTGCACAAATAGGTGGGGCATTTATAGGACCGGCTACAAAAGGACCGGCGTATGTACCCATCGCAATAAATACAGTTACTGATTTTGAAACAATATTCGGTAAAACGAATTCTAATTATTATATGCCGTACGCCGTTAAAGAATATATTCAAAACGGAGGAAGGGCTACGGTTGTTCGTGTAATGAACACGGGCGGATATGCACTAAAAGCAGGCATTGTAGGAGTGTATGCAGAAGATGCGTCCGGTAATGATACATTATTATTTGCACTCCATCCTACCCAAAAAGTAACGGGATCTGCAGATTATAATGGGACGAATAATATATTTGAAACGTCTGCTACTACTACCGTATTAACAAAAAGTACATTGGGACTAACATTGGCAGGAACGGTAGGTGCTAATTCCGTATACACTGCAAGTTTAGCATCTACATCAAATAACTTTATAACAAAAGTATTTCCGCAAAATCCTACTACGACTGATGAGTACGGATATTTGTATATGAACTTCCCAGTGACCGCTTCGGCATTTAGTGGATCGAATGGAGCTACTGCATTTACGTCAATAGTCGGAGGCATGACATTTAGCGGTACTCGTACATCAACAAGTACTTTCTCTGGCGCCGGCCATACTTACGCATCTACCCCTTGGATTGTATCTCAAACTACTAATGGAGTAAATTTTCCGTTAATTAAATTTCATACATTGTCAGAAGGTACTAATGCTAATTATGAAGTAAAAGTAGCTATCACTAATATTCGACCAGCCGGTACCGTACCTGGTACAGAATACGGAGATTTTAGTGTTGTAGTAAGAGCAGTAGATCAATCATTAATTGCTGGTTCTCCGTTTGATACCATCGATTCTGATTTGCGACCGAATATTCTTGAATCATTTACTTTATGTAATTTAGATCCAACATCTAAAAATTACATAGGAAGGAAAATTGGCGATCGATATGAATATTTCGATACTGAAAATTTAAGAGGGGTAGTTGAAGGCGATTATGCTAATAAATCAAAATATATTCGTGTTGAAATTGATGATCGAGTAAAAGACGGTGCATATTCAACTGCATTAGTCCCATTTGGACATGAAGCATTAATGAATACTTTATCTAGCTCATTCTATCCTAACGGTACTGAATTTCCAGTAGCGAGATTCCAAACTAATCAAAACGATTCAAATAGCGTTTATAATAAAAAAATTCATTACGGTTTTAAATATGACTTTGCTACAACCGATAATTTAAATTATCTTAAGCCAATTCCAAATGGTGCTACGACCGGCAGTAATGTTAAGTTTTTATTAAGCAATTACAGCCAATCCGCAGATGCAACCGGCGGAGCGAGAGTAATAGATTTAACTACTGCAACATCAATTGATACTCGTAAGTTTATAGTTCCTTTTCAATATGGATTTGATGGTATATATCCTAGTAAAGTAATATCTACCGGTGCTGACATTACACAAAACAATTCTCAAGGATATGATTTTGCTTCTACGTCGACTAACGGATATGTAGAATTTAAAAAAGCTATTGATACTATTGCCAGCCCTACCAGTGTAGATATTAATTTATTAGTAGTACCGGGCGTTATTTATGAGTATCATCCTACTATTGTTTCTTATGCAGAACAAGTAGCTCAAGATCGCGGTGACACGTTTTTTGTATTTGACGCTGCTGGATTAGAATCTACCGTACAAAATATCGTAGATCAAGTAGCTGATTGGGATTCGAATTACGCTGCTACATATTATCCATGGGTTAAGATTACGGATGCAGGTACCACTCGTCCAGTATGGGTTCCGCCTAGTGTTATTATTCCAGGCGTACTTGCATTTAACGATAAAGTAGGTGAACAATGGTTTGCTCCTGCAGGTCTTAACAGAGGCGGTTTAGCAGTAAATGATGTTTATGTTCGATTAAATAGAACCGATATTGACACTCTTTACGATGGTAGAGTTAATCCTATTGCAACTATTCCGAATATTGGATTTGCTGTATGGGGTCAAAAGACTCTTCAAGCTAAACCTTCTGCATTGGATAGAATTAATGTACGTAGATTGCTTATTGCACTTAAGAAATTTATTGCATCTGCTACTCAATATCTTGTATTTGAACAAAATACATCGGCTACCAGAAATAGATTCTTGAATATCGTAAATCCTTACATGGAATCAGTGCAGCAAAGACAAGGTGTATATGCATTTAAAGTTGTAATGGATGATACAAATAATACTCCCGATCTTAATTGACAGAAATATTATGTATGGCCAAATTTATTTACAGCCGACCAGAACTGCAGAATTCATTATCATTGATTTCAACATTTTACCAACAGGTGCGACATTTGGTGCGTAATTTTCAGATTTTTAATAATCAAAGACAAGGGGGCACTTTGCCCCCTTTCTTTTTTTATATCGATATATTTATATAAAAGGAATTTGAATGGCAAGCGAAGCTCAAGTAATATTAAATAAAATTAAAAAACTTACAAGAGTTTTACAGAAGACGGAAATGTTTGCAACTGACCCCGTTGCGCAAAAATTAAATGCTAAATTTACGGGATTATTAGGTAAACTATCTTCGTATGTAAATCAAAATACGGCTTCACCGACACCGGATGCAAACGTACCGAATCCAGATATGCAAAGTCCGACTAGACCGCAAGCACCCCAAGGACAGAAAGTCCCCGCTCGGTCTGAATCCGTACAGGAAACTAAGTTAAGAGAATATATAAGAAACTTAATTATAAATGAATTAACTAGTGCAGAAAAAGAAGAAAAGCAATCAGATTTAGATAGTCAAGTATCTGATTTACAAAGCCAAATAGCAAAAATAAAATCCGATGCAGCTAAACAATCGAATCCATTACAAAAAAAGGTTGCAGATTTACAAAAAGAAAAAGAAAAAGTTTCTAAAATGGTTGCAGAATAAATTTTTTTCGTAACCAATTGAATATTTATTATTAAAATTGAGGTACTAAAGTACTTAAATAAAAAGGAAAGAAAATGGCAGAATTAATTGACCCAACGGAAATAATGTTTACCGCATTTGAACCTAAAGTAGCTAATAGGTTTATCATGTATATAGAGGGCGTACCCGCATATTTAGTTAAGGCATCTGGCCGTCCTAGTATTACGTTTGGAGACGTTGTATTAGATCATATCAACGTAGAAAGAAAATTAAAAGGCAAAGGCCGTTGGGATGATATCACTGTTACTCTTTATGATCCGATTGTTCCTTCCGGAGCTCAAGCAGTAATGGAATGGGTTCGTTTATCCCACGAATCAGTAACTGGTCGTGATGGCTATTCTGATTTTTACAAGAAAGACATTACTTTTAATGTATTAGGTCCTGTAGGTGATAAAGTTGAAGAGTGGACTATTAAAGGTGCTTATATCGGCACTGCTGCATTTGGTGATTTCGATTGGTCTACAGAGGATGCAATTAACATCAGCTTAACTATTAAATACGATTACGCTATCTTGCAATTCTAATATTATTGTAATAAAAATTTACGTAAAAAGCTCCTTTATCAAAGGAGTTTTTTTACTATACGTATATTTATAATAAATTAATTTAATTTAAAAAGGTAAAACGTTATGGCACTAGTTGATGATAGCTATCCGAAAAAAACTTCGGAAGAAATGTCCGATGCAGCAATGAAAGAAGCTGCTCTTCAAAATTTTAAACAAGATGAAGTTAAAAAATATAACTTTCCAACGGAGGTTGTAGATTTGCCTACTAGGGGAATGTTATATCCGAAAGACAATCCTTTATCGTCGGGTAAAATTGAAATGAAGTATATGACCGCGAGAGAAGAAGATATTCTTACTTCAGTAAATCTTATTAAGCAAGGAGTAGTTTTAGATAAATTATTTCAAAGTATGATCGTATCTAAAATTAACTATGATGATTTATTTATATGCGATAAAAATGCAATTATGATCGCAGCTCGTATTTTAGGATACGGTAAAGATTATGAAGTAGAAGTACAAGATCCGTTTTCTGATAATAAGCAAAAAGTAATAGTTGATTTAACTACGATCGGCCCAAAAGAATATGACTATGAATCTATTACCAATGGACAAAATGAATTTACGTTCGTCTTACCGGTGTCTAAAAGAACGATTACGTTCAGATTGCTCACTCATGGATTAGATAAAAAAATTAAAGAAGATCTTAAAGGATATGCTAAAATAACAAAAAATACTGGTATTGATAAAGAATTATCAACTAGGCTTAAAACGTTAATTACGAGCATAGACGGTAAGTCAGATACGGCTACAATTAATGGATTCGTGGATAATGAGCTTTTAGCTCGGGATTCAAAAGCTCTTCGCGATGAAATGAAAAAAGTAACCCCTGACTTAGATATGACATTTGTATTTACTTCTTCTGAAACCGGCGAAACAGAAGTTATGGATTTGCCGATGGATTCGGGCTTTTTTTGGCCTAACTCCTGAGTATAGGCCCATGCTCCATTCAGAGATATTTAATCTCTTGTATTATGGAAAGGGCGGATTTACTTGGGAGTGTGTCTACTCCATGCCAATATTTCTTCGAAGATTTTATATTAAAAAAATAAATGAAACGATTACAGCGGAAAATGCCGCTAATGAAAAATCGAGAAAGTCAATAAGTAAAAAAACTGATTCATTAGGTATTACGCCTACTCGTAAATAAGTTAAAAATGCCCATTAATGATATTTATATCAAAGATGGGCATTCAACATGAATAAAAAACAAGCTAAAAATCTTATTAAAGAGCATGTACATAACGAGCTTAATAAATTCAATTTAACTGAAGGAATTATCGATAAAATTGTTGATTATGTTATACAGCGATTAATAAGGAAAAAATACGGAAAAGTTATTGACGATATAAAAAATGACCCGGATTTTATTGAAGCTCAACTTGCATTAAATCGAGCTGTAGAAGAATTTGATCGATCTACGAAGCGCGCCGCCGAAGCAGAAAAA